TCAGGTTCTCAAGCCTGCATCTTCAAGTTGATTCGGTATATAAATACTTCCGTCCTCTTCGAACCACCTGGCACCGTCAGAAAGCACGCCAGTTTGGTAAGGATGGAACGGAAGTGTTGTTACTTGCTCCCATGTTTTCCCCAGATCAACTGAGCGATAAAGCTTGTTTGTTGTGCTTGCTGTGACAACGATATAGAAGCTCGCGTCATTATCATCAAACCAAGGTTTGCTCGCGTATAACGTTGTATTATTACTTTCTACAGTGTATCTATCGAAAGTGACAAAATCAGAGGTAACTTCTACTTCTATTGTGTCTTCACTTGCATTGTATTCTGTAGCTAAGACATGAACACCGCCTCCGCTCGCAGTCGCCATCTCACTAGCTATTGAGCTAGATTTTGCTAGTGTTAAATCACGAGTCGTTGTTACTTTTCCTTCTTGCGCTACGCTTATGTCTTCTGCTTTCTCTAGCGTAAGTATTTCATTCTTATCGTGCGTAAGAAGATGATAAGTATTGTTATGCTCGATCATCTCAGCTATGCGCGTGGACGGAAGCTGATACTGTAGTGAAAGAGTATTTGTGCTTAGATTTGTAATTCCAGTGACGCCATCTGTGCTCATTCTTCCGACGCCTGCTAGCGCAGCATAATCGGGATACGACACTGCTTGTACAGTTCCGCCTACACATTCTTTCCAGAATTCTGAGTTCGGCGCAGCATAGCCTCGCTTTATGTCACCAACGCTTTCAGCGCCTCGTGCTTGAATGATTTGACGCATAGTTGCGCCCATAGACTTCTCGCCATCTGAAACGTGCGTGGCTGCATCTAAGTTGCCGTCCCACGGCGATTCTTGACTTAATTCGTTCGGAGTTTTTGACATCGTCAACTCTCTTATTCTTATAGTTTTTAATAATTATTTGTAGTTAATTGACTCGCCATCTTCCGTGGCTTCGCCGTAAATTTCGTTTAAAACTTGCTCTCTTGGAGCATCTTCTGTGACTACTTCAGTGCCGTTTTCTAGCATCTCTTTGTCGCCATTTTTTATTGCGATGAAGTAGTCTTTTACTGTTTGTATTGTTCTTTTGCTTTTTAAAAAGAAGCGATTAAAAGTACTTTTGAACACTGTTCCGCCTACGATTTCACTTCACAAATCCAAACACGACCATCGCCTCCGTCTAGCCCCAAGACACTCACCCTCTCGCCCACCGAGCAAGCTAGAACCTGACCACCTGCATCAAGAGGTGGGTCTAATTCTGTCGCATATTCTCCCGTCTTTGAAAAACGAACATGGCACGGCTTTTCAAGATAAATATAAACAGCCGTTGTTTTCAAAGCACTAGATGTTGTGACAGCAGCAGCTCCAGCATTCAATATATTGTTATCAAGCACACGAAGCGGTTGTATTGCTTGAAGCTCACCACCTGAGTTTGTGCGCGGTAGATTAGGACTCTGATTGCTCATTCTTTACCGCCTTTCTTGCCAAAACTTTCGGTTCTTTGAAGCCTTGGTCACGCCAGTGCGCTTCTTGCTTAGAGCCGCTTTTTACGAAGACTTTGTTGTTTTGCTTTACTAGTTCGATCATCTCTAATCCTTTTTTTAATTTTGTTTTTTGTTTTTTGTTTTTTGTTTTTTAAAAAAATTGATGGAACACTGTTCGTGAACACTTTTAGTTTTTGTTATCGCTAGAACAGTGTTCCGAGCCGATTAGTGACCGCCCATTCTTACAGAACGACCCAGATCGAAGTGTTTAATGCCGTACAGACACTCAACCGCCCAAGTACGTACACGTCCACCTTTTTCGGTGAAGTAACGAATAGTTAGAGGAATACCAGTATCAGCATGAGTGATGTTTACGCTAAAGCTGTTGCCGTCATCGGACTCTTCAAGTGGACGGAAAGCAATTACCGCAGTGGACGCATGCAGTGCTAAATCAACGTTGTGAGATTCTTTGATATCTACTGCCACATCAGCCGCAACATCAGCATCTAAAGCTTGGCGAAGAGTGATAGTTAAGTCAGCACCAGTTGCAGTGAAATTACCTTTAACTGTGTAAGTTTGACCATCTGCAAATTCAACTAAATCGCCATCAACAACAGTCTCTTCCGCATTTAAGCTCGTTAGAGTAATTTCAGTTGCACCTTTAGTTGCAGCAACTTTTACTTTAAGCCCTGCGTTTTCAGATGCTGTACCCGCCTCGTGGATTGGTGCGTAAGTACCTGCGTATAAGTCGAAACCAAAGCGTCTACCTAGCGAGCCTTCACGCATCAACTGTTCATCACCTGAGGCAGCGCCAGGATTCATGTTCACCATAAGATCGGCTTCAGTATCTTCATGCATTAGAAGCTTACGTCCATCCTCAACCAGACCATGCTTTTTCAGTGCTTTACGAACTTGCACGATATCTGTCTTATCACGAGTGTTAGCAGATGCTAAGTCGCCAGCGTAAAAGCGAGTGTTGCGGTAAATCTCGTTGTATAAGTCTTTTTCAATACGTCTTACAACAGCATCTATTTGACCAAGTTGGGCTTCGGTAAGAATAAAGCTTTCACGAGTTGCGAGTAGTTCAGTCTCCTTTAAAGTAAATTGCTTGTGAATATAGTAAGCAAGTTTTACTTTTTCTTGCTTCATTTCGATGTCTGAGTTCACGCCGTTTCGTGCATCATCCATGTCCTCTGCATCAGCAAAGTTAATTGGAAAATCAACGGTAACTTCGTCGTTCTTTCCTTTAGCTTCATCTTTTGCGTTTATAGTTACCGCTTTAACGGCAACCATTTTCGAATCCATTCTTTCGACCATCTGTGGTGCAATTACTTCTTCAACTGCCTCTTTTAAATCTTGAATGCCAAACATTAGCAGGTGCTTTCTTTTTAATAGATTTGTCATGTTTTTTATAACCTTTATTTTTATAGTTAGTAGTTATATTGTTTTTTTATTTTTTAAATTAGCGAACGATAGTAATAGCGCCCGTCTCTCTTTTAGCAAAAAGCTCCTGCCTCTCACTTGGTGTTTTAGCTTTAGCAATCATGCCTTGCCAGTCTTTTAAAGATACTGATTGACCGCCTGCATTGTTACCATTCCCACCATTTGAACCGCTACCACCCATTGTTTTAAAAAGATATGGCTTTGACTCTCTTAATTCATCAATACGCTCTGCGATAGTTAATGAATTTCCATCTTTACCAATTCGCACATTTCCGTTTTTGTCTACAAACTGGAAGTCACCACTATCACTAAACTTGCCGTCTTTTAAGAGCGCATCGATAACGTCCTGAGTCGCTTCTTTGTGTAAGTACTCGTTCTTACTCGCTTCTGCTGAGATAAGAGAAGATGCTTTGTAGTTAGTGATGTAGTCGTCTTTTTCAGTAAGTTGAGATGTTAGCTGCTCGATTTCTTTTTGCTTTGCATCGAACTTTGATTTCCATTCAGAATCTCGTGCGTCAACTCTGTTTTGCATAAGAGAACGAATAGAAGCTTCACCACCCGACAGTGCGGTTGCGAATTCTTTGTCTTGTTCGAATTGAGAGAAGATGTTTTTGTATTTATCTAATTCTTGAAGTGTTGAATCAAACTTACTCTGCAAGTCTTTTTTCTCGCCTAGTATTGTGTCTTTATTATCTTTAAGACCCGCCACTGCATCTGCGATTTTAGATTCAAGTTCTGCCTGAGTTAATGTGATAGTGTTGTCGTCACCACCCTCATCTCCAAACATCGGAAGGAAAGTTTTATTAATTAAATTTAATCTCATGGTTTCTTTGTTTTTTATAATTATAATTTTTAATATATAATAAATTATTTATTTAAATAAAACAATAAAAATAATTAAAATTAATTAAGCAGCACTAAAGGAAATATAATAAATAGAAAATATAAGCTGCAAAGCAGCTTATATATAGCTACCTTTTATAGTACTTCCCTTTCTGCTTGTAGTTCTAGCTTGTTTTGCTCTAAATCCAAGCTCTCATCAACAACACCTCTACGCTTGAGTTCTTTCATGTAATAGTCATGCGAGATATCTTCATTCAGTCTTGCTTTCGTTAAGTTATCTAGCTCAACTTGACTTGCTGTAATTCCAAAATCTTTGTTTATTTTTACAGAAACAACAAGGTCTTTTTCATAGTAGTAATTGCCGACAATCTTAAAAGCTTTCTCAAAACCTGCGCTTAGCGTGTTAGCGATCAATGTTAAAGATGAATTAGCAACATCTGCATCTAAAGCCCTACCTGTTGCCGTTTCGTTCTGTTTAGTAGTAACCAACTCCAAGCCCAGAACTTCCATCAGTTGCTTGTTCTTTTCCAGTTCTTCTTGAGCTTTTGAAATGCCGTTGCATGTCGGCTCGATATATTTCATATCGCCGCCCTTAGGCAGTCCGACAGCATTCCCCACACCCGACTTCATCGTCGGATTCTTCGGACTTTCTGTTAATCCGATCACTGCTAAGATCGGATGCTGAGCGATATGAATAATGTTCTCAAGTGAAGATGACTTAACCCAGTATGACACGTTCACTTCAGCAAGAGCTAGAAGCGGAGAGTCATCAAAAAGCTCACCCGCGATGTGACCGCTCGCAAGTACTGGCACATAGGGAATAACGTCAATATCTAGAGCAGTCCATTCTTGAATTTGCTCAAACTTGCTATCAACTTTCTTGTGTAGCGTCCACCATACCTTGCCATCTGATTTTTTAAACTCGCGCACAACTTCAACAAGCTCTGTGTCGTAGCTGTCCTCGACATCTTCCTCATGAATTTCTAGAAGACGAAGATTAACGAGTTCTTTGCCTTTAAATTTGCCGCCAAGAACATTTTCTGGCGAAACCCAATAAATGTAACCTGAGTTTCTTCTGTCTTGCTCAGCGTCACACATGAAGCCGCCGCAGCCTTTTTCTAGCACGTCTTTTGCAGCTTTAGACAGGATGTGCTTTGGAAGCGCTCCCGCGCCATCGATGCTTTCTAGCAAAGCTTGAATCTCTTTCTTTTTATTCTCAGTTTCAACAACAACTGATTTTTTAAAAAGCTTGCCAGTATAGTTCTGCACAGCTCTTTTGACAGCGTTAAACAGTACCGCCCTTTTAAGCCTGTTTTTGTATGGTTCGACAAGCTTCTCGACCCCAGTCTCAGGGTCTTTGTATCTAAAAGGTGTCTCTGCAACTTCTCGCGGCAAGTATCGCTCACCCGCAAGTTGCATCGCTTTTGTGCCGCCCAAAAGGTCGCGTATCGGTTGATGTGTAGCATAATGAGCCGCCGATTTGCGGTCTCTTTCGTTTACTTTTGTCATGTAGTAACTTCTTATTTTTATATTTAAGTGCTTCAGAACAGTGTTCCTGAGCATTTTTTGTTTTTTGTTTTTTGTTTTTTGTTTAAATTTTAAAATCGCTAAGAACAGTGTTCTTAGAGCGCAAATGCTGTCTGCTCTTTATCTAGAGCTTTATATTTCACTGCGTCATACAAGTGATCGTTCGCACCTTTAGCTACCGCATCAGGCATTGCAGGATCTCTTTCAAGACGGGGCATGAACTTAATCGTGTTCGGACAAAGAGTTGTAAAGTACATTTGCGGAGTCTCAATCTTCTCCCGCATCTTCGCATCAATCTTCTCTAGCTCACCGCTCGCTTTAAGATCGCAATACTCTTTTGTTGATGACAAATACTCAAACACCAATTGAGCGCCTGTAACCCTCGAATACGGGGATTTGTCAGACATAGTGAATGTAATGCCTTCTTCTTCGAAGATATCCCCCACAGTCTTAAACTCATCATCATTAACGTTCTTACCATTCCAGATCTGGTTATCTGCTGCACCTGCATGAATAAAGTCATGCTCTCTAAGCCATGTCAGCATTAATGATTCTTCAAACGTTTTAGCACGCCTTGCACATTGTCTTGCAGACAAGTTAAGACCTTTGTTGTCGTGGCTTTTACCTTGCTCATCTATGTAAACACCGTAGTTTTCAGCGAGGAAAATTAACGAGCCTTCAGGCGGACAGAACAGTGTTCCATCTTGCAGATAAGCTGGAGTATGCCCGTCAGCTTTGGCTACTATTAAATGAGCGAACGGCGTTGACTGACCCCAGTCGAAAACCCTGTCTACATACCACGCTTCAGGCACTACAAAAGGCTCAATAACATGAGAATCTTCATCCCACACTGGCGCGAAGAAAGTGTTAGCTGAACGCATTGCAGCTTCCCAGTCGCCTTCAAGCCAAGCCGCGCGTTTTTGTGGGTCTTTGATGTCCTCTAAGTCTTGTATGTACTCTTCGTTAATAAAAAGATTCTCGTAAACACTCCCAAAAACAGCAGTCAGCCACGGTTTGCCATTCTTCTTATTGAACTCAATTTCACCTGCTACTTTGTCTTTAATGAACCTCTCGTACACCCAGTAAGCCCCAGCCCCCCAAGGGTTTGTGGCGGCACGAATTTGGAGCGGTGGCATGTTGGGTTGGCGAGTTGTCGGCTGAAAAGATGTACGTAAAAGCGACTTAAAAGATTCGTACAGAAACGCTGTTGGAAATACCGCCAGCTCATCCCACGCAATAAACTGAAACTCCTTGCCATGCCATCCGTCATAATCCTCATCTCTTTTTACATAGATAAACTGAAGTGTTTCACCATCAGCAAACGTCCACTTGTTTTCCGCTCCGCCAACAAACTTGGCATCGGGAAAAACCTTGGGAATGATGGTTTTTGACTTCTTAACTAGATCTGAAAGGTTCTTAAATTCTCGACGAATGATGATGCCGTTCCATTCTGTTCCCCAACCTTTATCTACGTGCTGTAGGAAGTCAGCAATAAGGAGTTCAGACTTACCGATGCCACGCCCACCGTGGTACAGCACTTCACGTATCAGGGTCGCTAACTGCCCCATCATCAAGAAAATTTCTTGAGAACCAGGGAGCGGAAACCAAGCCGCTCCTGACGCTTTCTTCTCTTCTTTAAATGCTTCTACATCAAACGCCTTGCTCTTACTTGCTTTCTTCTTTTCTTTGCGCTCAACTCTTTCTACAGCACGCCTATCGGCTCTTTTTTTTGTTGTTGCTGTTGTTGGCATCTTTAAAACCTAAATTCTCTTATCTTTTGTAAATCATTATTATTGTTTTCAAACATCACGTTCCGATGCTGATCTATAACTAGCGCTCCAAGTAATGTGTACCGCTCTAGCTGTTGTGGTTCACTTCGGGCAGGATCTAACACATAGAATCCATCCCAATAAACGCAGTGGTACATACTTCCAGCTTGCACATTAATAACCGCTCTACGACCTCGAAGGTACTGCTTTAACTGCATCTCTGACCATGCATAGCGCTTGTTAAAATCGGGCGCTTCTGTTGCCCTCAAGTAAGCATCTGTGATGAGATAAATTGAAGGCAAGCCGCGCTCTAACAAGTAAATCGAAGCTTCTTCTAGCAACACCCCAGCTTTGCTATCAAAGACCTTTGCAACGTTCTCGTAGTTGTTGTTTGTTGCCATAGCTAAAGAGCAGATGCCGCAGTCCGTGCGGTTTCTTTGTCTAATTATCATCTTCTATCTCGCTTACTTTCTGTTTAACGAAAGCTTGAGATGCTGCTTGCTGTGCAGCTAATTGAGCGTAGAAATCCGCAGGATTTGCGGCAACGACTGGGACATGAAGAACACCTGTGTTTTCGCCAGCTTTTGCTAATTGCTCATTGAGCGCAATACGTGCGAGTTCTGCTTCGATGACTTTCTCATTCCATTGCTTCGGATATCTGCATTTCAAAAAGTAAATCATTGCAGAAACTGAGCCGCCCATTGCTGCTTGCATCAATTTGTTGGCAACGTTGCTATGAGCAGATGCACGACCTTTTTCTATCGCATCTTCGAATTCTTTGTTGTCTTTCTTTTTCTTTCTGAGTGTTTCGTAAGAGATACCAAGCTTGACTGCGATTTCTCGTTGCGATAATCCGCTCTCAGCTATTTTCTCAACCATCTTTAAATCTGGTGGTATCCAAGGTTTTCGTCCCGCCATTATTCTGTTCCTTTGGTTTTAGTTTTTCTTGGAACAGTGTTCTCTGTAGCTTTTTGCTTTTTCTTTTCTGCTCGTCCTTTTGCTTTTTTAGCTTTTAGTCGCTCAGCTCGTCTTGCTTCTTTTGCTAGTTCTTCTTCATGCTGAGCTTTACCGTATTCAATCCACCACTCACCAATAGCTATGGCATCACCCTTGTTGTCGTTGAGGTTTCCTGATTTTGTTTTCGGAAGAATTTCGGGATAACGTGAGTGCATCTCAATAGCGGGTTCAAGCTTCTCTTTGCCAAAGCCCATGTCTTTTTTCCATTTGCTTGGTGCGACTGTATGAACATCAAGACCTGCTTGCTCTGCTGCTAGTAGTAAGCACCCATAACTTCTGCCCAGGCTGAATGCTGTTACAGGAGTATCTATTCTGCCGCCTTTTTTATTTGAGCTTCTGTTTTGCGCCCACAGTTGTTCGCATACAAAAGTGGCATCGGGAAAGTTGGAGAGAAGTAAAACTGTGCGGTGAAAATCAATGATAGTTTTTGCGTTAATATCTTTTGTCTTTTTTATATTAACGCAGTCAATTAGCTTATTGTTTTCAAAGATAGCGAATGCTCCTGAAATACCAGGGTCGCAGCTTATTAAATACATTTAACACTGTCCTTTTTATAAGGATTCTTTTAATTATTAAATGTTATTTTAATTAAATTTATAATTATAATCAATTTATATTATTTAAAGATATCAAAACGCCTATCCTAGATAGAAATAAAAAAAGCCCCGTTGGGGCTTTTGATTCTACTTTTGTTTAGTCACTTATATGTTTCCACAGGTCGTATCGTTCTATATATCTATTGACATCATCTTCATCTACATCTTCAAGCTCATGAAATACGTTAGATGTGAAGTTAAAATCACCGTAATGCAATCCACCTTTGCATTCCTCAATAAACTCATCGTATTCCGCTTCATTTTCAAAAAGCTTGTAAGCCATAAGTTTTTCATCATTAGACCATAACTCTTCGAGTTCAGAACTTTCAGCTAAAAGTACAATCTCTTCACTGTCGATAACTTTATATGCATATAGACTAGTGGTTCTGTAGTAGAATGTACCAGTGATGCTGCTCTCATATATTTCTTCTTCAAGTTTTCTGTCTATTAAAAATTCGATTAGTTTTTCCATTTTTTAAATTCTCTTTTTATTATAGTTTTAGGTTTAATTGTTTTTATGTGTTTTCTCACATTGCATTTCTATTAGTGCATAACTTTTTCATTATGCTTCTTTTCTAAGTACTCATCAGTTTTGTTGAGCAAGTACTTTTTAAAAGCTATATTTATTTTTTTCTCTTTCATGTACTCATTAAAGTCATGCATGACTTTTGGTGCGTGTCTGCTTAACCCACCCATCAAAAGTCTGTCTGTATTTTTAGGGCAGCTAAAAGGTTCTCTGTAGTCATCTCTCACTGCATTCACAGAAGCAACAGCTAAGGTCTCACCAGTTTTTAATGACCTTACTTTTATATCTATATTTCTGTTCGAACCGCCCCACGCATGAACCTTTCCGACTTTCATCTCTACTTTAAACTTGTCGTCAAAAGTACTAGTTAATGCTTCAACTCTATCTAGCTGAGCTTGCTGTTGCGCTTGTAAATCTGCTTGTTGCTTGTAAAGTAAATCTATTGCTTCGTAAATCATTTTCAAAACCTTTTTGTTATTATTATTTTATTTCTTCAGTTTATATTTATATTATAAACATTTATTTTATAATTGTAAATGTTAAAATTAAATAAATTGCATTGTTTTTAATTTAAATTGTATTTTTATTTTAAATTATACATAAGATAAAGATTTTGTCAGATTGCGATTTTTATTATTATAAATTTCAAGAAAACAAAAAAAGCCCCATAGGGCTTTTGGATTATGTTTTGTGTTTTTGGTATCACTGATTTTTTCTTGCTATCTCTCGAATCTCTTTCATTTTCTTCTTGTCATCAGTAACAATGATTTCAAGCAGTTCGAGAACCTTAACCTGTAGCTTACTGCATTTCTTCCCAGCGAACGCTTGCTGAACAGTGTTCTTAGACAACCCTGTTAGCTTAACCATGCTTTTAATCGGATTACCGAGTGAGTTGTTGTATTCATGTCTTTCTTTGAGCAGATACTTGTCTGCAAATTCAATTACTTCGTTAGTGTGTTGCAT